CGCGCAAGCTGACGCGCCACTGCCGCCGACGGCTGGGTCGGCTTAAACAGAGAAAGGACGAGGTGAAAATGGCATTTGAACTGGACAAGGGCGTCGATTTGAGCCGGGCGAAAAAAGTCATGCTCGGCAGTCACGAACTCAACGTTGTCCCGCTGACACTACGCAAGATCATCAAGGCGGCGGGGATGCTGCCGGAGCTGCGCCAGGACGCGTCAGCTTCCGACAACCTCGAGAGGCTGGTCGATTTTGCCGTACTCGGATTGGAGCGGACCTATCCGACACTGACGCGCGAGGAACTGCTCGACAGTGAGGCGACCGTCGCGCAGTTGCGAGAAATCTGCGACGTGATCACTGAGCAGGCCGGCGGCAAGAAGGAAGCCGCGCCGGCCACTGCCGGATCGGCATAAGGGAGAAAGCATGAAGAAACCAATTAAACGAAAGAAGCGCCTTACCAAAGCCGAGCGCGCCGTCGCTGAGGCGCAGCGCCTAGCGCGCCTATTGACCGACGCCCCGCCGGCCTTTGCGGGCGCGCTCGCTCCGCCGGCCTTCATCGCGGATCCACGCCTGGCGGCTGCACATCGATTTTGGGTCGACCACGCCGAGCAGCTCCGCCAGCTCGGCACGCTGGAAAATCTCGACCGCATGACGTTCGCAATGTTTTGCGTTTACGTCGCCGATTTCATCGCGGCCGAGGACGACATTCTTGCCAAGGGCTATTCGGTGATGGTCAAGACCGTCTCCGGCGACTTAATGCCCCGCGAAAATCCATCCGTCGGACGGCGCGACCATGCCGCGAAAATGGTTCTTGAAATGTCGCGGCTGTTCGGGCTCTCCAAGATCGACCGGCTGAATATCTCCAAACTCGCTCGCGGCACCGATCTTGAAAACACGCTATTCAATCACGGAAGCGCGCCGGCGCCCGAACAAGAGTCCGGTGATGCCGCCGCCAAGTCAAAATGGGAAAGGCTGCTAAATTGATGACCGCGCCTTGGAGCCTTGGCTGCCCGAATTGGGAGGATCGGCTGCGCCGGAGCCTATCACTGGTGCCCGAGCTGCCGATGGATGAGGCCCAGGCCAAACAGGCCAAAACCGCCGTCGATATTTTCAACGCGCTTCATCTACCAGACGTGCCGGGGTTGCCAACATTGGAAGATGCGGGTGGAGATTGGTTCCGCGACGTTATTCGCGCCGTCTTTGGCTCGATGGTCGACGGCTCGCGCATGGTGCGCGAGTTATTCCTAATGGTGCCGAAGAAGAATTCAAAGACGACAAACGGCGCCGCGCTGATGCTGACGGCGCTGCTGATCAACAAACGACCGCGCGCCGAGTTTTTGCTTGTCGGTCCGACGCAAGCAATAGCGGACCTCGCCTTCGGCCAGGCCGTCGGAATGGTCCAGGCGGATCGTGGATTGCGCGACGTTGTTCGAGTTCAAGAACATCTTAAGCAGATCACCTTCAAGACAACCGGCGCCAAGCTAAAGATCAAAACATTCGATGCCCGCGTGCTTACCGGCACGAAGCTTGCCGGCGTCCTGATAGACGAGCTCCACGTCATTTCCGCCTCGCCGGATGCTGCCCGCGTGATCGGCCAGCTACGCGGTGGCCTGCTCTCTCAACCAGAAGCGTTCCTGATTTTTATAACCACCCAGTCTGAGCGTCCGCCTGCCGGCGTATTCCGCGCCGAGCTGATGAAGGCCCGCGCAGTCCGCGACGGCAAGCTTACTGCGGCGATGTTGCCCGTGCTTTACGAGTTTCCAGAAGACATGATGACTTCGGACGAGTGGCGCGATCCGGCAAACTGGCCGATGGTTAACCCCAATCATGGGCGATCGGTCACGATCGATCGACTGATCGAGGATTTCCAAGGAGCGGAGGCGGCCGGGGAGCAAGAAGTCAGACGATGGGCTTCTCAGCACCTGGACCTGGAAATTGGCCTCGCCTTGCGTTCCGACCGCTGGGTCGGCGCCGACTATTGGGAGACCTGCGCTGATCCCTCACTCACGCTGGAAACGCTGATCGAGCGCAGCGAGGCGATCGTCGTCGGCATCGACGGCGGCGGCCTCGATGATCTTATGGGCTTCGCCGCGATGGGCCGCGAAATCGAGACGCGACGGTGGCTATTATGGAATAGGGCTTATGCCCACCGGACCATGCTCGAACGGCGAAAGAGCGAAGCCCCGCGCATTTTAGATTTTGCCGCCGCCGATGAGCTCGCGATTTTCGACCAGATGGGCGACGACATCGCCGAAATCGTAGACCTGATCGAACAGGTCAGCAACTCGGGCAAGCTCGCGGAAAAATGGGCGATCGGAGTCGACCCGATCGGGGCCGGACAGATCCTTGAAGCCTTGGCCGCGCGTGACCTGGCCGAGCGGATTTTCGGCGTTGCGCAAGGTTACAAGCTGCATGCCGCGATCAAAACGACGGAGCGCAAGCTAGTCGACGGAACGCTTGCACACGCCGGGCAGGCGTTGATGGCCTGGGCCGTCAGCAATGCGAAAGTCGAAGCCCGCGGCAATGCCGTGATGATCACCAAGGCGGCCTCTGGCACGGCGAAGATCGATCCGCTGATGGCGACCTTCAACGCCGTGGCGCTCATGCAGCTTAATCCAGAGGGAAACGTCTCGGTGTACGATCGGGAAAATAGAGGTTTTCTCGTTGTGTGAAAGCTAGGTGTCGGTTGCTTCATCCCTGAGGCTTATTTCAAATAGCCATTTTTTCGAAGATGATCAGTCAGAAGCTTTTCAACTAAGCCGGTGAGCGACCGATGATCCGCCGCTGAAGCCTTCTCGGCCGCAGCTTTAAGTGCGGGCGCGATCCTGAGATTGACTTGTGCCGTTTTTATGCGTTTTTCTGCCATGTATAGACACTGGCTTGCATTTATGAGTTGCCCAATGTATAGACATCGGCTGCGAAACGCAACACAACTCTAGGAGCAATGCCCATGAAGACCCACCGCCCGCCGCGCCGCGTGATATCCAAGGCGCCCCCCGCCCTCGTCGCTAATGAAGACCCGATGGTTATCGACCTTGACCATCTCTTTGACCTGGTCGGCGAGATGGAGGATGGCCTCTCTGCCGTCCGAAATTTTGCCATCGCGCTCGAGCTCATGGCTAGCGCGATGGAGCCGGAGCTCGCGGCTCCCGTTCAGCGCCTCACCATGGAGATCACCGACCGTATCGATGGCCTCGAAAAACAGCGTGGAATGCTTTTTCGCTCACTCCATCCAAACCGGGCTCGTTTCGAGCGCGTCGGATGGCCCGGCGACGCGCAGTCGGCGGATGAAGGGAGGGCGGCATGACCGGTGCTAAACGGGCGCGCCTTCGAACGCGAAGATTACCCGCTTCCAGCCGGGGCTATGGGCATCGGCTCCGCATTGCTCGACTGACGCTGGGTGTCACCGAGGGAGAGGCCGCCGGGGCGCTGGGCATTACCTTGCGGACATATCGGAAATGGGAAGCAAGGCGCTGGCCGCCCGTGTCAGCGGGGCCAGTTCTCGCGTTCGCTGAGATCTACAACGTGAGCATTGATTGGCTTGTCTGTGGTAAGGGTTTTGGCCTTAAGCCTCATCTTACTGTTCGGACTGCGGGCAAGCTGGCGATCCTTCCGATAGACAGTGCCGAGGCGGCTGCGCGCCGGGAGGCGTTTTCACGGAGGCTGGCCGAGGTGGATGGCTTGGCCGCGCCTTGATGGCCGTAGGGAACGCCGCCGCTTCCATTCCCTTGGTGATTGATGGGGCTGGGCGATCAGGGGCAGAGTTCGGGCTCGAATGGAGGAGCCCGTGCCTGTTTCGTCCGAAAGCGCACCGCTCACGCTTCTAGAAAGTTGCCGACCGGCTACGCATCGCCGGCGGCGATCGCCAGCGCAGCGTACGGCGCCTCTTCGAACGCCACAGCGTCAATATTCTCAGGCCGAACCATCGGACCTTTCTCGTTACCGAACGTGAACTGGCAGGCTAATTCGATCTTCATCCCCGAAAGCAAGACCGGCGAGCCGCGTACGGTCAGCATGCACCGTCTGACGCGGGCGGAGCTTCACCGGCTTTGGATATCACGCGGCTCACCGGATGAGGGGCCGATCTTTCTAACGAACCATGGCGCGCCTTACCGCGATCCGCGGGGCTACAAAATCCCGAGCGGGAGCCCGATCAAAAAGGCGCACGCGACCGCGTGCCGGCGTGCCGGCAT